TGGATATAATAAAGAACATGATATTATCGTTATATCAAAAACTGGTAAAATTGGTGAAGTGGTTCAAATTCAAAATTTGTCAATTGGCTTGCCGTTGGAACCAGAACGAGTGCACTTGCGTAAAATCAACAAGTGGCAAAAAATAGATCAACCAAAAGAGTTAAGTAGATTAAAAAACATATTTGATTGGAAAGGTTACCCAGACGAGGCTAAAGAACAGTGGTTTGATTATATAGATGAAGAGTTTAAAAGAAGAGACGAGGGTTTTTGGTTTTACAACAATGGAAAACCAACATATATAACAGGTAGTCACTACATGTATTTACAATGGAGTAAAATAGATGTAGGTGCTCCAGACTTTAGAGAGGCAAATAGATTATTTTTTATATTTTGGGAGGCTTGTAAGGCTGATAAAAGATGTTACGGAATGTGTTATTTAAAGAATAGACGTTCTGGTTTTTCTTTTATGTCTAGTGCTGAAACAGTTAACTTAGCTACTATATCGAGTGACTCTAGATATGGAATACTATCGAAAAGTGGTGCAGATGCTAAGAAAATGTTTACCGATAAAGTTGTTCCAATTAGTGTTAATTATCCATTCTTTTTTAAACCCATCCAAGATGGTATGGATAGACCTAAAACAGAATTAGCCTATAGAGTACCTGCTAGTAAATTTACTAGAAAGAAAATTACGTCAAACGAACAAATAGAAGATATACAGGGTTTAGATACGACTATTGACTGGAAAAATACTGGAGATAATAGTTATGATGGAGAAAAATTAAACCTATTAGTTCATGATGAGAGTGGTAAGTGGGAAAGACCCGATAATATATTAAATAACTGGCGAGTTACAAAAACATGTTTACGGTTAGGTAGTAGAATCGTTGGTAAGTGTATGATGGGCTCGACTTCAAATGCATTAGATAAAGGTGGAGACAACTTTAAAAAATTATACGAAAGCTCAGACGTCACACAAAGAAATAGAAATGGACAGACAAAATCTGGTTTATATTCTTTGTTTATCCCAATGGAATGGAACTACGAAGGATTTATTGATGAATACGGAATTCCAGTTTTTAACAATCCAGACAATGATGTACTCGGACCAGATGGCGAATTAATAGATTATGGAATAATAGAGCATTGGAACAATGAGGTTGAAGGATTAAAGTCAGATCAAGATGCTTTAAATGAATTTTATCGTCAATTCCCAAGAACTACAGAGCACGCATTTAGAGATGAATCTCTTAATAGTATATTTAATCTAGTAAAAATATATGAACAAATAGACTATAATGAAGGAATAGGTTCTCAAGGTAACATAAGTACGGGTAATTTCCAATGGGTTAATGGAGTTAAAGATACACAGGTTATATTTTATCCTGATCCAAAAGGTAGATTTAAAGTAAGTTGGACACCTCCGCCTCACTTACAAAATAATATTATAATAAAGAATAATGTTAAATATCCTGCCAATGAACATATGGGCGCTTTTGGTTGTGATAGTTATGACATATCAGGAACGGTTGATGGTAAGGGATCGAATGGAGCTTTACACGGATTAACAAAGTTTAGCATGGAAGATTGTCCTCCGAATCATTTTTTTCTAGAATATGTAGCTAGACCTCCAACTGCTGATATATTTTTTGAGGACGTATTAATGGCATTAGTATTTTATGGAATGCCACTATTGTGTGAGAATAACAAACCTAGATTATTATATCATTTAAGAAGAAGAGGATATAGAGGTTATTCTATGAATCGTCCTGACAAAACATGGAACAAATTATCTGTAGCTGAAAAAGAAATAGGTGGAATACCTAATTCAAGTGAAGATATAAAACAAGCCCACGCGGCAGCTATAGAAATGTATATACAACAACACGTGGGTCATTTAGGAGATGGAAATTATGGAAATATCTACTTTAATAAAACGTTAAACGATTGGAGTAGGTTTGACATAACAAAAAGAACTAAATACGATGCAACGATTAGTAGTGGGTTAGCTATAATGGCTTGTAATAGACATTTATACCATCCCCACGCTAAAGTTGAGAAACCAAAATTAAACATAAATATTGCGAAGTATAGAAATACTGGAAGCACATCTAAATTAATAAAATAAATATGGCAGAGTCTGTACATAATAATTTTCCTAGTCAAGTTGTAAGTGATGCTGAAAAGTTGAGTTACGATTACGGATTAAAAGTAGCTAAAGCTATAGAAGGCGAGTGGTTTGATAACGATAATAGTAGACATAGATATTACAATAATAAAAATAATTTTCGTGAACTAAGATTATATGCTCGTGGAGAACAATCAATACAAAAATATAAAGATGAATTATCTATAAATGGTGATTTATCTTATCTTAACCTAGATTGGAAACCAGTTCCAATAATATCTAAATTTGTAGATATTGTTGTAAATGGTATCGCTGAAAGAACTTACGATATAAAAGCTTTTGCACAAGATCCATATAGCGCTTCAGAAAGATCTCTCTATATGAAATCTATCATCAGAGACATGGAAACGGTTGATTTTAACGATTTTGTAGCAGAATCTTTTGGCTTAGATATGTATGAGAACAAAAAAGAAGATTTACCAGATTCTAAAGAAGAGCTAGCTGTTCATATGCAATTAACTTATAAGCAATCTGTAGAGATTGCAGAGGAACAAGCTCTTAACGTTATTCTTGAAAGAAATAGATATGAGTTAATCAGAAAAAGATTTTACTATGATTTAACAGTTTTAGGGATTGGTGCCGTAAAAACTTGTTTTAATACTTCAGAAGGAATAACTGTTGATTATGTAGATCCATCTAATTTAGTGTATTCACATACTGATTCTCCATATTTTGATGATGTTTATTATATTGGAGAAATAAAAGAAATACCTATAAACGAACTCGCTAAACAGTTTCCACACCTGACACATGAAGATTTAGAAGAAATAGTTAGGACTCCAAATAAGTCAAGATATCACAGTCATAATAACACTAAAAGAGATTTTGACGAAAATAAGGTTCAAGTTTTATATTTTGATTATAAAACATATATGAACGAGGTTTACAAAGTAAAAGAATTATCTACAGGTGCAGAAAAAGCAATAGAAAAAGATGATACTTTCAATCCACCTGAAGAAAAAGAAGGTACATACACTAGAGTGTCTAGACAAATAGAATGTTTATATGAAGGAGCTAAAATCGTAGGAACAAATAAACTTCTTAAATGGGGTATGTCTAAAAACATGATGCGGTCAAAAAGTGATCACAATAAAGTTAAGATGAATTATTCTATTGTAGCACCTAGAATGTATGAAGGAAGAATTGAGTCACTAGTAAAAAGAATCACTGGTTTTGCTGACATGATCCAATTAACGCATTTAAAAATTCAACAATTATTAGCCCGTATGGTACCAGATGGAGTTTATCTTGACGCCGATGGACTTGCTGAGATTGATTTGGGTAATGGAACTAATTACAACCCACAAGAAGCATTGAATATGTTTTTCCAAACAGGATCTGTTATAGGTAGGTCATTTACTCAAGATGGTGATATGAATCCAGGTAAAGTACCTATTCAAGAAATAACAAGTGGTCATGGTGGTAATAAGATGCAAGCTCTTATATCTAATTACAATTATTATTTACAAATGATCAGAGATGTAACCGGATTAAATGAAGCTAGAGATGGAAGTATGCCAGATAAAAACGCTTTAGTAGGTGTTCAGAAAATGGCGGCAGCAAACTCCAATACAGCAACTAGACACATTTTACAATCCGGTTTATTTTTAACCGCTTCTGTTGCAGAATGTCTTTCTCTTAGAATCTCTGATGTGATAGAATATTCTCCAATGAGAGATTCTTTTATAGAATCTATTGGAGCACATAACGTAGGTACACTTACTGATTTAGCAGAATTATATCTTCATGACTTTGGTATTTTTATAGAGCTATCTCCTGACGAAGAAGAAAAAGCATTACTTGAAAATAATATACAAGTAGCATTAGCTCAAGAAAGTATAGAGTTGGAAGATGCAATTGATATTAGAGAAATAAAAAATCTAAAATTAGCGAATCAAGTATTAAAGATACGTAGACAGAAAAAACAAGTAAAAGATCAAACTATAGCAGAAAGAAACATACAACAACAAGCACAAGCTAACATGCAGACTCAACAAGCTGCTGCTCAGATGGAGGTTCAAAAAGAACAGGCTAAATCTCAAGCCCAAGCTATGTTAGATCAAATGAAAGCACAAATGGAATCTCAGAAATTAATGCAAGAATCTCAAATAAAGAAAGAGTTAATGCAAATGCAATTTGGGTTTGATATGCAGTTAAAACAGTTAGAAGTTCAAATAGATCAAAAGAAAGAAACACAAAAAGAAGATCGTAAAGATCAAAGAACAAAAATACAAGCTTCTCAACAATCCGAAATGATTGATCAAAGAAACAATAATAGGCCACCTAAGGATTTTGCTAATGAAGGTGGAGGTAGACAAATGAATGTAGACCGACTTAATCCTATGCAGTAAACAAATTATTAATTATTATTATATTATATTATGGCAAAAAAGAAAAAAGAAGAAACAACTGAACAAGTTGTGGAACAACCAAAAGTAGACGATAAAGTCGAAAAAATCCAAATAAAGAAAAAACCAACTCCTAAAAAGTTCGCCCAAGATGACGAGCCTATAAAGGTTGATTTAAGTAAACCACCAAAACCAGAAGAAAATGAAACTAAAGAAAATAGTGATGACAAAGCAGGAGTCATTGAGGATGTTAAATCCGAGGACCCCGGGACCACACAAGAACAAGAAGAAATACAACCGAAAGAAGAAACACAAGAAACTCCAGTTTTAGAAGAAGTAACCGACGAAGAATCTATAGAAGTTAAACAAGAAGAAATAGAAGAAGCTATAGTTGAAGCGGAAGCATCTGGAAAACCATTACCAGAGAGTATACAGAAACTCGTAGACTTCATGGAAGAAACCGGTGGTGATTTAAATGACTACGTTAAATTAAATCAAGATTATTCTAATCTGGAAAATACAGATCTACTTAGAGAGTATTATAAACAAACAAAACCTCATTTAAATGCAGAAGAAATAGATTTTCTAATGGAAGATCAATTTTCTTATGATGAAGAAATGGATGGGGAGGTTGATATAAAAAGAAAAAAATTAGCTTTGAAGGAGCAAGTTGCCGAAGCGAAGCAACACCTGGACGGTGCGAAGTCCAAATATTATGAAGATATTAAAGCTGGATCTAAACTTACAGCAGATCAACAAAAGGCTATTGATTTCTTCAACAGATACAACAAGGAATCAGAGGAACAACAAAAAGCAACAAAACATTCTCAATCTGTTTTTACTCAAAAAACAAACGAAGTCTTTAACAATGAATTCAAAGGTTTTGAATACAACGTTGGAGATAAAAGATTCAGATTTAATGTAAGTGATGTTGAAAACGTAAAGCAAATCCAAAGTGATATAACAAATTTTACTAGAAAGTTTCTGGATAAAAACTCAACGCTTAAGGACGCTAAAGGTTATCATAAATCAATGTTTACAGCCATGAATCCCGATGCTGTTGCTAGTCACTTCTACGAACAAGGTAAGGCTGATGCTTTAAAAGATAGCATAGCTAAATCTAAAAATATTGATATGAATCCAAGGCAATCTCACGGGACTGTTGAAGCTGGAGGAATAAAAGTAAGAGTTCTAGGTGATAATTCTAATGATTTCAAATTTAAAATTAAACAAAAATAACAATTTAAAATTACAAAATTATGGCAATAAATCCTGGTGGTAATTTGAATAGTGTTCCTTCTTCACAGAAGCAAACATTATCTACAAATTACTTAGATTTGGCTTCTGGTTCTACAGACTGGGGGCAACAATATGTACCAGACCTAATGGAGCAAGAAGCTGAAGTATTCGGAAGTAGAACTATTTCAGGTTTCTTATCTCAAGTTGGGGCTGAAGAGGCTATGACTGCTGATCAAGTAGTATGGTCTGAACAATCAAGATTACACATTTCATTAAAAGGTTCTGTCGACGTAGACGGTGATATCGGTTCTGGTACACCTGGTCACGGTGACTCTAAAGGTATGTTTACTGTTGTTAGTGATATCGACGGTAATATTGCTGGTGATGGTTTCGCTGTCGCTAGTCACGGTGTTAGAGTTAACGACGTTGTTTTACTTTCTTATGGTAACAATGTAGTTAGAGGTATTGTATCAATGGTTGATATAGGTACTTCTGGTAAAATTGAAGTATTAGCTTATGGTACAGATACTTTACCTGGTGCTAATTCTTCTGATGC